GTCAATCAGGTTTCAAGATTCAAAGCATAAGGGCCATATCCAGTCAGGGTGCACTCCCAAGACACGACGCTGGTAACCTCATTGCTTTCGGTGAATCCGGTCAAAGTGCCGTATCCAAAGATTGCTTCGGTCGTGCCGGTCGGACCAGTCCGCAAGAACTTCACCCGGAGATCGTCTGCAACCGTGTTTTGCTCAGTCAGGCGCAGAATCTTGTAACCAGCATCAGAATAATCAGCCACACCAGAAAGGGTGATCGAGAATCCTTTGGTGGTTGCAACAGACTGACTGAAACCACTTGCATCGTCGTCATAGGTATACACCTCTTCCGTGCCAGTCTCAGTTTCCAGAGAAGCAGCGGTCAAACCGATCAGCTTGACAGGAGCATCTGCAGTGGAGTTGCCATCAACGGTCCCGTCCATAGCAAAAGCGTTACCACCAACAGTGAAAACACCGTTGGCATAAGCAACACTTGAACCAGTTGCATAAGGAGCAGTGGTGGCCAGGAAGGTTGAGGCCGTGCCAGTCACAGTAGACACGTCAACATTGGCCGACGTCAACGGCATAATGAAAAAATCATAGCCGAAGGCGGCAGAGAAATTTGCCATTCAGAGTATCGGGCGAGGCCCGTGCGAAGGTACTCGGACACATCGGCCCGTTACCCTATACTTCCAATCAAATCAAATAGTATGCCGTAACAATCAATCGATGATTGGCATGTCAGAGAGGATCAAGACCTTGGTTTGTACTGTTGATCCAAGTCCATCGCTAGTGGCTACTGTTTGCACTGAGTTAGATCCAAAGAAACGACTACATACTTTCTCAGCAGCAGCCTGCAGCTGTGCGCCCGTAGTGCTACCCCAAGCAACTAGAAACACACTCCAGGTAATGCTAATTCTCGCATTGTCATCATAAGTAAGATATTCGTTCTGTGTGATATCGCCAGTATCCTGAATAATACACTCAATACCGTCTACACTTTTAAGTCCAGGTAAATCTTGACCAGGGCTTAATATAGAAATAGCGGCGAGGCTAGATGTATTGCCTTTAAATTTATACGTACCAAGCATTGCAGTAAATGAGCTATCCCCCGACAAAGTGTTATAAATAATCTCAGCACTTGTAGGGAAAGATTGCGCCATCTGCCTAAAAATCTGTCCATTTAGTATTCCGCTACGGTAAACTTAAGGCAAGAATAACAACACGGAGGCACACATGAGGCCAATGAATGAATATTTCTTCCGTTTGTTAATTCTTACAATAATCTGATTTCAATGCATTCGTCGCAGGACTTCGCTCCCGTCTACGAGCGTATATCAGATTATTTGTATAACATGACTGCTTTAACAAGACGCGAAGCACGCCAACAATGGCGACAATCAATTAAAGATGCCTGGAACAATCGATGTGCATACTGTGGAGCTACACCAATCGTAGATGAATCACTGACCATTGATCACGTCAAACCACGCAGTGCTGGAGGTGAAGATCGAACAAGTAATTGCATCCCAGCCTGTTCATGCTGTAACCAAGCAAAATCTTCAAGAGAGTGGTTGAGCTGGTTCAGAGAGCAACCGTTCTACGCACCAGAGAAAGAATGGCGCATCAGACAATGGCTTAGTGGTGGCTTGAGTCACTTCAGTCATTACGACGAGGAAGACTCAAAGATTGTTGATGATTACGCAAATCAACTGATAGGACAATGGCCTACAGGTACAGATGCTAAATAATCATCAAGCGTTCGCCTTCCTGTGCTATAACCTTTGTTTGTACATGTGGTACACGCATATTCACTTCTATGCCGCATGGGGAGGTAAACTTTTGTACTTTATCAGAAGCAGATTCTAAGGCAATCAAAAGGCCGGTGTAAGATTTTCCGGTTTTTACTGGATTCAAAAGCATTGCATCTTCCCCAACGAGAGCAACAACTGATCCCGTAAAGACTTTATCTGCATTTGAAGTGATTGCCTTGAAGCAAAACAGTGACCAGGATGGATTTTTTCTTTGCTTAATCAGTTCAAGCATTGCAGCACCATTCTGACCACTTGCACTTTGCGTTTTGTCCGCTTGCCTGTAAAAGCAGAAATCCATATATTCAACAGGCTTTGGCTGTTTTTTTCTGTCTCTCTTGCTATTAACAAAAATAGACGTTAACAAAGCCGTAGGTCGCTCAGCATTATGCAAGTCCCTAAACTTTTGTTCAGCGAGTTTACTGGTAGCTTGTAGTACATATTCATACGGTAACTGCCAGTAATTTTCTAGGCAAAATTCTTTATCGCCAGGAAAGCCTGCCTTCAGGATCCAGTAGTATTCTTCAAAATCAATACCCTCTTCCTGGCTTACGACTTTCCCTCAGCCACTCCATTTTCATCATCTTTTGCAGCTGATTCAGCGATGCGTTTGTTGCTTTTCGCTTCTTCCTCGCTATAAAATTTAGAAAGCTCTTCGATCAACTCTGGATGCAGCTCAAGTGTCTTCTCAACAGTCCATTCAGGATCAATTCGACTCATCAGCAAGGCAGTAGCCTGTATGATTGCAACTTTTTCTTGGTATGCAACTAGTGCCAAAAGTTTTTGTGAAATTTCTCCGTCGTACTCGGCTAAATATGCTGGTCGTTCTTGTTTCATCATATCTTTTAGCACTTGCGTCGGTTTTTTCTTCTTTGCTCGTGCGACCACACTGCTCAACGTGTAAATTTCAGACATAGCAGGATCATTCCCTGCTGCACCTTGAACGATTGCTTTTTCAGATACCGAAAGATACCCACGTCGCTCAATCTCAATCTTGCCGCCAGTTTCAGTACCAATGACATCGATATATTTATCAATTTTAGGCTGCACAACAAATGGCAGCAAACCCTTTTTGGCCCTGGCCATATCTACAAAAAAGACTGCAGTATGTTACCTAATAATCAATATGCGTTGAATCGTGCAAGCCATTCATTCTTGATAGCAGTTTCCAGATGACTCTTCATGTCATATTTTGTAATACCGTAAGTACCTGTGACAGTCGCGTAAATCCATGGCCTAGCAGGCAAAAGCTGCAAGGGTCTACTTTCATCTCCATACGGCCTATGTGCGCCTCCATAGTGAACAATACTAGCGTACGGGGCTGAGTATTTGATGTTGACCATTAAAGATCCACCAGAGTAATTGGTGACTACTTTCTGACTTCTGCTCAGCTTTCCAGTATCAAAAATGTCACGCGGTGAGCCAGCCGTCCCACCACTTTGCCGAACAGTACTACGTGGCCACGCCCAAACAGATGTCTTCAATGACCTTTGTAAAGCTTCTGACAGGCTTGTCTTGATAATATTCCTGGAATTCATCATTCCTTTAGATATCGCACCCTTTGCCCTTTGTCTTGACTGCCCAAAATTAGGCTTTAATATTAATTTTGGAAACGCAATCGATCGTACAATCCTTACTTTTTTCGCAGATGCCATTAGTTTTGCACCTCGCCTCCAGTAATCTGTATTTCAACGCCCGAAATCTGCTGGTAAATGATTGAATCGATGCCCTGGCCTCCAAAAACACCACTAGAACGTTGAATTCTTGCAGTATGCATGATTGGATCTTGCCCAAGCCTGAACTTACATTCAACGCCAGGCTCCATCCAGTCAAATTGTGTTGTCACATCGCTGAATGTCAGGGCAGATTCATCACTGGTTTCAAGATCCCAGCTGCTGCTGACGGCTGAATATTCCAATGCATAACCCCTGTAGTAGAACTGATCACCACCAGCACCAGGCATCATCTCGCCGTCAAGCTGTGATTCCAACGGAATGCGCTTTGATCCGCTGCTCACACCGCTGTACTGCGTTCTCTTTACAAATAATTTCACCAAATAACTGTCAGATGCAGCCCGCACCCAACGCCCACTACTAAGACTTACAGTCCCCTGCCCAGGAACAAGCAATCTTCCATTGATATAAGGGGCCAACGGAGATGCCATGTACCCAGACTTTCTTTAGTTAGGCTTCCTACAGTCACTGCAATTCTCAATTTCACCCTGAATGTACTTCGCATAAGCCGCATTTATTGCCACAAACTTCTTACAAGTAAGACACCAGGCCTCTGCCCTCTCAGTACTCTCAATTGATCTAATTAAATCACCAAACTGACCATCTCCCATCTCCGGATGTACAGCCATGATTTAATTGCATCTACTTTAGCGTACCTCTGTTTATATTTCCTTAAGGTTTATTTAGTGCTTTTAGTATCTCTTTCTCCTTGTAATAAGGCTCTTTCGTCTTAAACTCCACATAATCATTCACATACGGCATCAACCACTTATCCACCGGAAAACAATACTCCCAATTCGTTGGTTTAGCACAATTCACCACCACAACTGACCAAAAGGCCGTCAGGTAATAAATTATCCCCGTTATCTCACCAATTAATCCACTCAACTACGTACTACTCGCGTAACCTCCTCCTTCCCATACTGTAAAAGCCCCGAAAGACAACTGCAAAATGCAAAATATTGCGCTACTTCACCCCTCGCACGGTTGATCTCTGCCTGAATACCACTAATCTCACCTCCACTGATCTTTTCCCACTCCAATACATCCGCCTTCACCAATACCTTCGGATCCTTACTGTCCTTATCAGCCGTAGTCTTAATACCAACTGCTGTCTCATATTCCGTCAACGCAGTCCTTACATTATTCACCGCATCAGCACTGATATCCTCTAATTCATTCGCACAATCCTGTACACAACTCAACGTAAACTTTCCAAATGGTACCTTTAAACACTCGATAATTCGCAAATCATCACCGCTTACCCAATTACCACTTGTGTCAAGCGCCATGATCGGCATCATATACTCACTTCCTAGTCTGCCAAGTATATATATCCCCCCTTACAATGAATCAACTAGACCCTCAAATATTGATTACTAACTCCCTAGCATTACTCCTTGCAGTTAGATGCAAATCTACAGAAGCAACTAAACAACTTCTAGCTCGCTTCTATCATCAATTCACCGAAAAACAAGCTAAAACTTTCATGAATCGTACGATAATGCTACTGGATCCTAAAGAACGTGATTGGCTTAAAAACCTTTACTGATACAAGCCCTTACTGACCCTATATAAAACATCCCCAAATCATGCTCTCTCATAATTATCGCATGCGCCTTCAGCATATCTGCTCCCAAATCGCCTCTAACCTCCCCGTTGATCTCGATGACATGATCTGGGCATCTAAACTCGCTAAAGCTAATACAACCGCTAATGATATGCTCAGAAAAGCTAGAAAAAAAGCAACCCAACATGACTCCCTCGACTCCCTTGATAACTTTATGTCTGACCTTAACCTCGGTGACCCTGATCCCCAAAATCATCTCACCTCCCTTAACTCAATTGATGATTTCGTAAACTGGTTTAAACAAGATAAACCTGATGACTGGCGGCAAAGGGACTAGTACCGTTTTTTGCAAAAAATTTTCTGAGGGGGCTATCCAGACAGGTACAAACGTACTACGGGGGTGGGGGGTAGTACATGTGTACTACATTACGATTTGTTTCGTTTGGTTGCGCTTTGTGACGTTTTGTGACGTTTTGTGACGTTGCGATATGTTACGGACTGCTAAGCTATGTTACGTCCTGCTGTTACATGTCTTAGTGATTGTATGAAATTATTTTTATTTTTTTTTGTAACAATGAGCCACGTCATCAGTCCTCAGCCCTTAGTGTAGGAGCGCCACAAGTTAAGGAATTTTTTTTGTTCACACTGCTGTTCGCTCTCCTCTCGCTACCAGCGACAGAGCGGCACAATGGTTACGCTTCAATCCGGCGCAATGAGCGCCGATGGCAACAGCTCACACCACACCGGACTAGATCCAATGACTCACAACACACCAGCAGGGTTCATCCTGCAGCGCTCACCGTCCCCAATAAATGGCGCGCCAATTGTGGTGATTCTCACCCTGAACAGTGCCAACCGGAAGACAGGCAACATGGCCCAAGTCTGGATTCTTCGGGAAGATATCAACCCGATTGAAGCGGATAAAACAGGGGGTGACATATCTGTCTGCGGCAACTGCCCACACCGTCGCAACCCGACCACAAAAAAAAGATCCTGTTACGTCAACCTAGGCCAGGCGCCCTTAGCAGTCTGGAAAGCCTACAAAGCCGGCAAATATGCTGAGGACTTTCGATGGAATCAGCGCCACTTAATTACAGGCCGCAAGATTCGGTGGGGTGCTTACGGTGATCCGGCAATGATCGATCCCCAGATCTTTCACGCTATCAACGGATTGGCTGCCGGTCATACCGGATACACTCACCAATGGCGGGAGCCATGGGCGCAAGTCTACCGGGGAGAATTCATGGCATCCTGTGATGGCATGCGAGACTATCTGGAGGCCTCTGCCCACGGCTGGAAATGTTTTTCAGTTGCGGCCGTAGGCCATCAGGGACCCGGCAAGATCTGCCCGGCTACTGTGGAGGGATCCCAAGCGCAGTGCGTTACCTGTAGCCTCTGCAGCGGTGATAAGTCAGACATATGGGTTGAGGCCCACGGCACAGGGAAAGCTTATGTAAAGTGATGTTACAAGGGGTCGATTCCGGCCCCTCAGCGTCTAATATATGGGAGTGATCGGCACAGATCACAACCATTTACACGGTCTCGAACCATGAACCCGCTACTGCCTCTCACGGCATCCCTGACGTGCATTCTCGCCTCAATGGGCGTCTCTGCTCACGTCATCAACACCGCCAGTGAATCCTACGTAGAGTCGGCCAAGATTCAAAAACTTTCCAGATTCTGCGACCTTGGGAACCGTTACGCCTGCAAAGCTCTCACAATCGCCAAAAAATGATTGAACTTGATGATCTCCTCCCTTCTGAATATCTCTCAGAAGATGAGCTTAAAGAACTTCAATCTCAGTCAGATTATGATGATCTAGAGGCTTCAATTCCAACAGTCCAAGAACGCAACCAACTCCTAAGATGACTTTTAAAGTGATCGCCAGCGGCCGGGCAACCGGTCGCATTATTGAAGAACAACAGGCCAAAACTATGGCCGAAGTTGATTTAATCCTTGCGGATTATTCGCAGCGCTTCAATCACTACTTAGTGGAGGTCTCCTACGAGATAGAAAACTTTACATAAAGTTTTGTTACAGGGTCGTTTCGGCGGCCCTTTTGTCTGTATAATTAAGGAGTCCACACGGGAATCATCCCATGATCAACACCAAGACCACCAAGCCCGTCATCCTCGCCGCCTACAGGGACGCGCAACAGGAACTGACCACGGCGCAAGTTGAACTCAGGATCGCCCTAGTCTGGGCAATCGCGGCCACACTTTGGGCCATCGCGTTCTGAACATCTGGGGGCTGCGGCCCCCCTTTTTTTTGTCCCTGCTTCTTGAGAATGAGTCTCATTAGCAATAAGGGTGACTAGTACATTTGTACTACTGCTTATTGAGAATCGTTCTCAACAGTGAGAGTAGTACATTTGTACTACCATCTGGAGAGTGGCCGCGGCCTAAGGTGAACCGCCCTGCGGGCGGTTCACTATCACAAGCGTATTCGTGCAGGGTTTTCTGTAACACCTTTTAACATAAGCAATCCTGACCCTTGCCGCCAGACCCATCAGCATTCCCAATCATTAACTTTTACAACACACTCGCATCTTGGGGCCTGCGGATGTATAATTAAGGAGT